ATTCATGAAGAAGGTTGTGCAGATGTTTAGGCATTACCCCTTCTTTTTTAAACCCATTCAGGATGGTACCACAAACCCACGCATGGAGCTGGCTTTTCGCGAGCCCTCTAAAAGAATCACGAAGAACAATAAGACTGCGCAGAAGGGCGAGGCTCTTAATACGGTAATTAACTGGAAGAACACTACCAACAATGCATACGATGGTGAAAAGCTTCACCTGCTGTATTTAGACGAGGCAGGTAAATGGGAGAAGCCCACGGACATCCGTGATGCCTGGAGGATTCAGCGTACATGCCTTATCGTAGGCAGGAAGATTGTGGGCAAGGCTATGGTAGGAAGTACCGTCAACCCCATGGACAAGGGCGGTAAAGAGTACAAAGACCTTTGGGCAGACTCAGATCCATTTGACAGAAACGCAAACGGTCGCACTCGATCTGGGCTTTACAGGTTATTTATTCCTGCCTACGAATCCCTTGAGGGGTTCTTTGACCTTTATGGCAACCCAGTGATTTCTCAGCCAGAGTCAGCAGTAGAGGGGGTAGACGGAGACATGATCTACCAGGGGGCAAAGGTGTATTTAAAAAACGAAAGAGACAGCCTTAAGCATGATGCGTCTGAGCTAAACGAGGTTGTTCGTCAATTCCCATTTAGCGAAGAAGAAGCATTCAGAGACAGCATTGATGGGAGTGTGTTCAACGTAGGCAAGATCTACGAGCAAATGGACCACAATGAGGAGCTGTACCCAGACCCCGTGGTGACAGGAAACTTTATATGGAAGGATGGGGTCCAGGATACAGAGGTAGTATTTTCTCCTGACCCTAGAGGTAAATTTAATGTTTCATGGTTGCCACCTAAAGAACTGAGAAACAAAAAGTTATACGAAGGCGGAAAACTTATGGCACCAAATGCAGAGCTGGGGGTAGGCGGGGTTGACTCCTACGATCTTGACGCCACCGTCGATGGACGGGGATCGAAGGGAGCGCTTCATCTATACAACAAGTTTCACATGGAGTATCCATCAAACATGTTTGTGGTAGAGTATGCGTCCCGTCCGCCTTTGGCTAAAATATTTTACGAAGATGTTTTGATGGCTGCCTTTTATTTTGGCTACCCACTGTTAATTGAAAACAACAAGTACGGTATTGCAAGGTACTTTGAATCAAGAGGTTACGACGGCTACTTAATGGCCAGGCCAAAACACCTTTCAGCCCCCAACGCCAAGGTGAATGTTAAAACAAAAGGCATCCCATCAAACTCACAAGAAGTTATTCAGGCCCACGCTCAGGCCATCGAGGCATACATACACAACTACGTTGGATATAACCCAGAAACAGGGGCGGCTGGTAACATGTACTTTAATGAAACCTTGGAGGACTGGATTGGATTTAAGATCGACAACAGGACAAAGTTTGACTTGACGATTAGCTCTGGTCTTTGTTTGTTGGCGGCTCAAAAAGTCAATCAAAAGAAGAAGTCTAGCCCTGATCTAGAAAGAAAATTTTTCAGGCGATACAAGCCCATCCAGTCAGAATACTGACTTTCTTATATTTGCATAAATGACTAAGCTTGCATAATGTATAGCAAAAACAAAAACAGCGCTAATTTTCCTGACCCACTTGTTAGTCAAGAGATAAAGGCCGCAAAAGAATACGGGCTTAAATATGCAAAAGCTGTTGAAAGTCAGTGGGGAGATTTTGCAAATACAGAATCGCTATACAGAAAAAGAAATAAAATATTCGAGAAAAACAGAGAGTATGCGAACGGAACTCAAGACACTTCCATTTACAAGCAGCTTCTTAATTCTCTCGATCCTAACAACGGGGATGGATCTCTCATAAACCTTGACTACACTCCCGTCCCTATCCTCCCCAAGTTTGCTAAGGTTGTTTCAAACAAGATCCTGTCTCGCAACCCATACCCCAATCTTGAGGCTATCGACCCCGTTTCTTCTTCAGAAAAGAACAATGAAAAGAGCAGGATTAGAAATCAAGTCCTTCTCAAGGATAAGTTGCTTGAGCTCAAGGAGATAACAGGAGGTCTAGTTCTTGACGAAGATCCAGAGAAGCTTCCAGATACTTTGGAGGAGGCTGAAATCCTTATTGAGACAAACGTCAAAACTGATGCAGAGGTGGCTGCCCAGGTTGCCACAAACCTGACTTTAAATTGGAATGACTTCAATGACAACACCTACAGAAGGGCTGTTAATGATCTGACCTCTCTGGGAATGTCTGTTGTGAAAAGAAGCAACGATCCCAACTATGGCATTAAGGTTGATTACGTTGATCCTATTGACTTTGTCCACAGTTACACGGAAGATCCTGGAATGAATGACTTGATTTACGCAGGTCATATCAAAAGAATATCTATTGCTGAACTTAAGCGCCTTGCGGGCGATCAGTTTACGGAAGAGGATTATGAAGAGATTGCTAAAAAGTCCACACGTTATTCTGCTGGATCAAGCAACAAAGGGTACTTTGATTCTTACATGAACAAAATGAAGTATGAGTATGACGACTATATGGTCGAAGTGCTTGACTTTGAGTTCATGTCTGTGGACTGCGTCTACTACGAGGAAAAACAAAATCGTCACGGCAACACGGGGTTTTTTCACCAGGGCTTTACCTATAAGGAAAGGGCAGGTAGCGTTTACGAAAGGACCCCACACAAGATGGAAATTGCCACTGTTTACGGAGGCAGCTACATCACAGGAACTAAAATGCTGTTTGATTACGGCATGAAAACAAACGTACCTAGAAATGTCCACGACATTTCAAAGTGCAATCTTTCATACTCTGCTGTTTGTACAAACATTAGACGTATGATTCCCAAGTCTATGGTTAACAGCTGCATTGGGTTTGCTGATATGCTTCAGCTTACACACCTCAAGATTCAGCAAGCCATAGCTAAAGCCAAGCCAGACGGATTGATTATTGACGTCGAAGGACTGGAGAATGTCCAGCTTGGAAACGCGGGAGAGCTTCAACCACTTGATCTGCATGATATCTACGAGCAGACGGGTGTCTTCTATTACAGGAGTAAAAATCCAGAAGGTGGATTCCAGAACCCACCAGTTCGCGAGATTGGTAATAGCATTCGAAATATTAATGAGCTTATTGGTTTGTACAACCATTACTTGCGAATGATTCGAGATACCACTGGTATCAATGAAATGATGGATGCATCGACTCCCAAGGGAGACACCTTGGTTGGAGTTCAACAAAATGCTATCGCAGCTGGCAACAACGCCATCTACGACATCACCAATGCTGCAATGATTCTTTACAAGAAGACCTGCCATGACATTGTCAAGTGTTTGCAGATTCTTCCTATGGAGTCTGTCATATTCAAGGCCTATGAAAACGCCATAGGCAAAACAAACATGGGTGTGCTGTCTTCTTTTGGAGACCTTCCTATGTACAACTTTGGAGTCACGGTTGTTAAGGACATGGAGGATCAAGACAAGATTTATCTTGAGCAAAGCATCCAGCAGTCCTTGGCACAAAAGGAGATTGATCTCGAAGACGCGATTGCGATCAGAACAATCAAGGACATCAACCAGGCGGAGCGCCTTTTGATCCTGAGGAGAAAGAAGCGTATTGAGAGAGTGCAAAAGCAAGCAGCTGAGAATGCTCAGATGCAAGCTCAGCAAGCACAGGCTGCCGCACAGGCTGCCTCTCAGGGCCGCATGCAGGAGATGCAACTAGAAGCACAGATGAAGGCTCAGGAGATGCAGCTTAAGAATCAGCTTGAGGCGCAACTAGAGCAGGTCAAGCATCAGTTCCGCAAAGAGATTGAAATCATTAGAGCTCAGGCAACCCTTGGATTTAGAACTGAGGAGCAAGAGTTTAAAGAAAAGCTTGAGGTCTTGAAGGAGGATCGCAAGGACACAAGAGTCAAGAAGCAGGCAGTTGAGCAGAGTAAGCTAATATCTCAAAGAAGGGGGCAGAGACCAGAGCTTCGAGACGAACCAGAACAATCAGTAAATCTAGCAGACCTTCTTTAAGATGGCGAAAAAAGTAAACTTTGATCAAAGCCAAAAGCTTGACATCACGTGTCGCAGAGGAGACTCGTTTTCCATGACAATAACTCTAAAGGATTCCTCAGGCACTGCTCTTCCTCTTGTCACAGACGAGTACTCTTTTGTGATGCAGGTTCGAGATTCTTTGCGGTCTGCAAGCGCAAAAGGCACAGCGGGCCTTGTGCTTTCTACTGTTGACATTGGCCCAAAAGCAGTGAGGTCTAACGGCGTAGAAATGGCTTTTGAAGAATTTGTTCTTGACAATAGTGGTAACTTGACGATATCAGCAACTGCAGAAACAATGAGGTTTGTGCCTGCGGGAAACTACATCTATGATCTTCAGCAAATTAAACCCAATTCATCTACAGGCGTAGACGATCACAAAACAATTTTGCGAGGAGCTTTTAATGTAAATGAAGATATTAGTGATGCAACCCCAACCCCCGCTACGCGATGATTGTTGAGGTAACAGCATCTAATCAGGATTCTATGAGCATTGTTTTAAGTAATGGCTCTACATTTTTGTTTCAGCAAAAAACAAATGCAATTACTTTAACTGAACAAGATCAGGCGGCAACAGAAGTCATAGAAGTTGCGCAGGATTCAATAGTTATATTTGTGTAATGAGTAAAGAAGCCTTGAGATCTCGTATAAAGCGCATGCTAAAAAAGCATGGTCTTAGCGGTGTAAATAAAGCTAAGAGGACTCCAGGCCACCCCAAAAAGTCTCACATTGTTTTGGCAAAACAAGGGGATAAGGTTAAACTTATTCGCTTTGGTGAAAAGGGTGCAAAAACAGCAGGTAAGCCTAAACCAGGTGAGTCTGATCGCATGAAAGCAAAGCGCAAGTCTTTTAAGGCTCGTCATGCTAAAAACATTGCTAAGGGTAAGATGAGCGCTGCTTACTGGGCTAACAAAACAAAATGGTAAGATAATGTCGTATCACGGATCATCAGGAGGGTCAAGAAGATCTACCCCATCTTCATCTGCGTCTGGACGTCGTAGACCCTCGCGCCCAACTCCTCGCCCTCAACCATCTAGAACAAGGAGATCAAACGCTACTGGAATGAATGCTGTTAAACTCAACAGAGGCGGCAAGCTTAAAGTTTCTACAAAAACAAGAGCTGTTGACCCTCCTGCAGGCTTCCACTGGATGGAAGAAAATGGTAGATATTTTCTTATGAGGGGAGAATACAAGCCTCACCCAGGGGCGGTAAAGCAGGCTAGATTCAGACTTGCAAGTCATGGCTAAGAAGTTCAATCCTAAATACACAAAGGGTAGTTCTAATGTAGCCAAAAGAAAAAAGTTGATGGCGGAAATATCAGCCATCTACAAAAAATATAGAGGCACAAAAGCCAAAAGAAAAAAGAAAGGATTCCCACCAGCTGTAGCAGCAAGGCTTAAGAAGCTTATGGCAGAAAGAGATAAGATATGATTCTTGTAAAAAACAATTCACGACCCCCCAAAAAACAAATGGTTGTTGGCGGCATGCTTGGGGCTGCTGCGACTACGGGTCTTGGTGCATTTGCAAAAGCAGCAGGAGCTGGTCTTGGTGAAGCTGCAGTCAATAGACTTCTTTATGGCAAAGGTGCAAATCAAAGATTGTTTGAGGAGCAATTTGAAGAAGATGTTCCTTCAGATGCCTTGGATACTGGCGAAGAGGATGTTGTAATTAGAATCACAAAGGGTGGCGAGATTATTCAAGAAGCAAAACGAGGCGCAAAAGTCAAGCGAAAGAAAAAGAAAGGTAAGGGTAAGGGATATGCTAGTCTAAGTCCTGCTCAGAAGCAAGTCTACAAAAGAGGGTTGGCTGCATACATGAGCTCAGGGAATCGCCCCAAGGTTTCGCAACACGCCTGGGCTATGGCTCGTGTTAGATCTGCCTTTGGAAAGCGCGAGGCGGCTAAGATTAGAGCTGGCAAGGGCAAGAAAAAGAAGAAATAATAATTAGTATATTTGTCCAAACAAACAAACTAAAATGGCAACTACAACCGCATCCATCACCATTTCTAGTGGAGACTTGACTGGTGACGCTCTTTCGCTGAGCACAAGCACCCAGCTGAAAAAAGCAGGGGTGTCCACGGGCCTTGACCAGACCACTGGTGTCGCTCGAAAAATTTTGACCACTACGGGCGTTGTGACTTTGCTCACAGCCTCTGAGTATACCAGCAACAAAGCTCACAAGGTGTTTGTGAGAAACATCAGCAGCAGCGCTTCTGAAAGTATTACAGTTACTGTTGGGTCTCAAGATATTGGTAAGCTTTTTGGGGGTGATTTTATTTTTATCCCTTGGGAGGGCAGCGCTGACTTGAAGGTTGCTGCAAACACTGCCAATATGGTCGTTGAGTTTCTTTTGATTTACGAAGCGTAATGGGAACTGTTAGGGCAACTTTGACTGTATCGTCTGCTGATGTCCTAGCGACTCCAGTAAATGTTACCGCGAATAAAAATTTTAGCGCTGATTCTGGCGTAGTTATAAGGGCTAAAATTAAAGGCACATCAGCTGGTTCTGACGACATTACGATCTATAAGGCTGGCGATAAGACAGTCGCTGCATATCTCTACGTCAGAAACTTGGCTACAGACTTAGAAGACTACATCT